GTTGACAATAAATAAAAAAGTATTATATTAGTAATATGCTGCTTTCGTATAATGGTATTATCACAGCCTTCCAAGCTGAGGACACGGGTTCGATTCCCGTAGGCAGCTCCAATATCATCATGAAGTATTTTGAGATTACATACATTGCACACACAACAAACATATACGGAGAAATACAATGACTTCATCTTTTGCTAATCTAAAGCGTTCGAGCACAGAATCACTTTCAAAGCTCACTCAAGAACTTACTAAGATTAATAACCCTACATCAAAGTCAAGCGATGACGACCGCTTCTGGAAGCCAGAAGTAGATAAGATGGGGAACGGTTCAGCTACAATTCGATTCCTTCCTGCTCCTGCTGGAGAAGACATGCCATTCGTTCGCGTTTGGGATCACGGCTTTCAAGGCCCAAGCGGTAAGTGGTACATCGAAAAGTCTCTGACTACGATCGGGCAAAACGATCCAGTCGCAGAATACAACTCAGAACTCTGGGCTGTATCTGAAGACGATAACTCACCTACACGTAAGCAGGCGCGCGCCCAAAAGCGTCGTCTACACTTCATCTCGAATATCCTAGTCGTTCGCGACCCGGCTAATCCGGCTAATGAAGGTAAGGTCTTCCTCTATCAATATGGTAAGAAGATCTTTGACAAGCTCAACGATCTAATGAATCCTCAGTTTGATGATGAAACACCAGTCAACCCATTTGATCTATGGGCTGGGGCTAACTTCAAGCTTAAGATTCGTAAGGTTGAAGGCTATCGTAACTACGATAAGTCTGAGTTTGATTCACCGTCTGCTATTCCCGGCTCTGATGAAGATCTAGAAGCCATCTGGAATAAGGAATACGGTCTACAAGAGTTCATCGATCCTAAGAACTTTAAGTCTTATGATGAACTTAAGGCTAAGCTAAATGCGGTCCTCGGTCTAACACCAAGCGGCACCGCATCGGCTTCTCCTGCTTCTCGTGCAGACCGAGTCGTTCTTCCTGAAGCTTCTGCACCCAATTTTAGGGCTAAGGAAGCTGCTGTTGAAGAAGTTCCTTGGAAGACTGATGACGATGAAGATCTATCTTACTTCGAGAAGCTAAAGGCTCTCGCAGACGAAGATTGATTTAAATTTATATTATGAAGATCAAGAGGGGGAATTGCTTCCCCCTCTTTTTTTATAATGCTCTAGTTCTATAAGTCTCTATATCAAGAGATCCTCTGGGTCCCATAGTCATTCCAGCTATAGTCTGATTGCTGTTCATTACATTTGTTGTTGGTGATGAAATATTAGTGATTACGGGAGTTGTATGCTGCATCATCTTTTTTTCTTTTTCTTGCATGACACGTTTTGTTGTGACATTTAGAGCTTGTGTTTGCGGGACTAATCCAGTAGGAGATGTCATAATAGCAGGAGTTAACTCTGCTGAAGTTTTGGTCATATCTCTAGCAGCAAGGGCAGCATCAATTCCTATAGATGCAGCAGTTCCAACGCCTGGAATCAATGATGCAGCGCCACTAGCTAATTCTCCACCAGCGCCAAGAAAATCACCATGTATAGCTCTATCAATAGCAAAAGCTCCACCGACTGCCAATCCAACGCCAGGAATTTTCTTTAGAAGACTTTTTCCTAAAGCCTTAGCTCCAGCTTTTTCTGCTGCCTTAATACCTTCCTTTTCTACAACTTTAATTCCAGCTTTTTCTGCAGATTTTGATTCAATACCAAATATTCCTTTAACGGCATTAATAACCTTGCCTGCCATACCACCAATAAAAGAAGTTATTTTACCTAGATTACCTACAAACCCCATAAGAGCCGAACCTGCGGCTGATAATGCTCCTAAAAGACCGCCGAATATACTTCCCTTAGATTCTCCACCGGCTTCTTTCTTTATAGTCTCGTCTTCTTTTTTTCCAAATATTTCTAGAAATTTCTTAACTGCAGAATCATCAATATCAGTTAATTTTACAGATTGTACTTTTTCATCTGCAAATTCTTTTGCCGCATACTTAGACTGACCACTATTAGTCATAGTCAGGTTTTCTTCAACTTCGCCAACTGACTTTCCAAGAATTTTTTCTGCAACATTTTTAGATACATATTGCTTTGTTTTTTTATCGAGCCATCTATCGCTCTTTTTATTGAATTCTACTCCAGTATCTGGAACAGCTGGTAGTTGTTCCAGTGAAGTCGAAGGCGATGAAGGCTTATTTTGTAATAATGAAAGAAGTTTATTAATACTAGCATCGTCTATATCTACAATTTTGACAGATTGGATATTAGACGTTGATGCTTGAGCCTGAGACATATCAATTTCTGCAGCTTGTTGTACAGCAGGAGTTGTTGGTAATACGGACTCCGTACTATTCATTTTTCTTTGAGCAATTGCTTCACGTCTTCTATCCTGAGCAGCAAATAATAAACGAGATGGTGCGACAAGTGTAGATGTTAATTGTCTAACAAGACCTGGTTGTGTTACTCTACCATATTCATCTTTCTTCCCTGCAAAGAATTCTTTTGTATTAAGACCCATTGCACCAAGTAAAGAAGGAATTTTATCAGCAGAAGAAACTTTCTGAGCTACTTGCTCTTTTTTTGCTTCACTAGAATTAAGCTTTTCAATACTTTTAGTTAATTTTTCTATTGAAACTACTAATTTATTGAGAACAACATCAGTCTTTGAATTAGATCCAGAACTTGATGATATTTGATTTGGAATAGATGGAAGAGGCGGTGGAGCCGACATATATGTGGCCTCCATCTTATCCAATAAAGGTATAAGTTCTTTCGGAGCTGGATTCTTCTTTTGATCTAACCAGACTCCTTTTACCTTAGTAAACTTTTGATCTTTGATAATAATTGGATCAGACATTAGTTAGTATCTTCTGATGTAGATGATATTTTTGTAAAGAAATTGGTTACTCGTTCTGAAGCTGTAAGCCCTAAACCTGCCATAACGATATAAGAAAGCGTATTCCACATATATTCTGGAATTTTATGTGAAGTAAAAATAGTTACAAAAAACCCGATGATCATAAGAAATACACATAGCATCGTAACCGTTCTTTTTGAAGAAAGGTTTCCAGCTGCATCAGAGAGAATCTCTCTTACAGACATCAGTAATATCCTTATTGTGCGTTTAATCTTTCATTCTCTTCTTCTATATAATTTTGTAATAAACCGACATATATATCTCGTTCAAATGGAATCAGTTCTTCAATCTCAGTAATATTATATTTATGAAATTGCATCAAGTTAAAGTTCAAAATATAGTAATTAGCCAAAGATGTATGGCTAATCCCTACTGAAAAAAATCATCTATACCTTGCAGAGTAATAGTTTTCTCAGTCCCCTCTGTATCCTTATAGTTAAGTTCATGGACAAGAACTGGTAAATTATCAAAAAATTCAGTAATTCCTTCAAAAGCTTTGGCTGGAATCGATTCAACAAACTCTGTCAAATCTTTGTCTGAATATTCAGAAGCATTATATGTATTTTCTGCATCATATATTGTATCTATACACTTCTTAATAAGCATAAATGAAGATTCTGTGCTCTTAAGATCATCTTTTATAGATTCAATAACTTCTATAGTTGGATATTTCATGACCAGCCCTAAATCTTCTGAAATAGTTACTGTATTAGAATGTTCTGGGTTAAATTTGATTTCTATTTGGTCTAGATCTACTTCAAATGTATAGATTTTGCTATCTGTCAAATCTTTATATTTGAGTTCAACAATATTGCCTATAGATTTAGCTCTAATCTTTATAAAACAATATTCTAAATCAAAAGACGGAAGCAGCCCTACATCCTTTGGCAAATCAAAGCAACAATTGTTAATAATTTGACGAATTGCACGAATCTGTTCTATTCTGTTACCGCCTTCTTGAGCAATTAACAAAAGCTTTTCTTCTTTTACAGTAAACGGCCTAAACGTAATTTTTTCTTTAGTTGATGGTAAAGTCAAATCAAAAATCGGATATTGTATCTTAGGTAATGACATTATATAAGTCCTCTATTAAAAAATCTTTTGTATTACATTCTTGATGGTTGATATAATTGGCAATAGACTATTTTGTGATAAGCTACTAAGAACTCCAGTATCTTTTTGATACTGCTGACTTCCTGCAGTTCCAGTATTGTCAAAATTCTTTACACTATATGTTGTATATTTAAAATCTGCAGATAATGTAACAACATCATTAAATGCTCCCCAGTTAAATGGAATATCTGCTATAGTTGCTGGAAAAACCTCATCGAATTTAAATTCTACTACAAGTCTTCCTTCTGGATCATAATGTTTTATATACATTGTAGCTGCATAATCTGATTTATATGGAACGGAAAATATTTCATCATTAGCAACACTTGTAGGGAAAATATAATCTATCCAATCCTTAAATATGCTGAGTGTTTGACCTTCCATATCACTATAAAATGTAATACTCAAATCGCCAAATGTAATATTTGTTGGAAATGACTCTTTATATGATACAGTTCCACGTCTTACACTAGTATTTTCAATTCCTATATTAGGAATGTTTGTAGAAACTGCTGTAAGAGTTAATTTATTTGCATCATACTTTTCCATTATTACGGGTGGTAACATTATATCAACTGTAAAGTGCACTCGGCGTGTAGGCCTAATATTGTTTATGAACTTTGTTGCGCTGAATTTAGGTTCTTTTGATGCTATTACAACAGCTTCTTCTACTGTGTCGTCTGCCATTATAGAATAGCTCCTCTTGTATCTGCCCAAACTTGAGCGTTTGTAGCACCTCTAAATTGTTCTGTAGGCAAGAATATCGCAATATCCCATGTATCTGGATCGACATATATGAATCTAGATCTAAATTGAGAATATAGATATCGTTTTAAACACGGCTGGAAGTACTTAAACTGAGAAGCACTTCTAAGCAGTTGATAGCTCAGCTGAATTTTAGACTTTTGAGTCATTTTTGG